ACCAGTGATTCTATGCAATTAGCGCCAGGTGAACAATAACGCTGTGGCGTCAGGGAAACTTTTCGGCCTATAATTCGGAGATACATATTGCGTCCGCTTCATTGGAGGAACCATGCCTAAACGCACTTGGAGCCCCGAGGAGGAACGGCAACTCGCTGAACTACTCGACCAGGGGCAGGACCTAGTAACTATTTCACAGCAGATGGGAAGAAGCACAGATTCAATAAGGGCAAAGAAGAAACGACGCCCGCCGGCTAACCAGCCCCCTTCCCAGGAAGTTGATCACCACGGCAGCCCCTACAACTTTGAGAACACCGCTCTCAAACACCAGATCAAAGATCTTGAGGATAAGATCAGCACCTTCAAGTCATCTTCCGGAGTCGTGTCCGAGTGGGTAGACGACTGGGACGGAGACGCCGAATGGTCTCTAGCTGAGAAGCGGGGCAAGAAGGATATCGAGAAGGCCGACAAGCGCGGCAGGTTCTCGGTAGACTTTCCGGATGGACCCATAGCCATCGCCTGTATCTCTGACCAGCACATCGCCCCCGGTACTCCCTGTGACTTTGAGCGCATGCGGGAGGATGCGGAGCTGATCAGGAATACCCCGGGGTTCTATGCCGTGCTTGTTGGTGACGGTGTAGACAATCACATCAAGCATCGCTCGGCCATGATCTCGGCCAGCAGCAAGCCTGATGAACAGTGGCGCCTGTTCGACCATTATCTCCAGATCTTCGGGGACAAGATCCTCTGCCTGATCTCAGGTAACCATGATGCCTGGACTGCGGAGATTGGCGGGGTGGATTATTTGTCGAAGATAGCCGCTGAACGTAAGTTGTGTTACGCACCAGCAGAAGCTAGGATGACAGTTAATGTTGGTGGACAACCGTACAGTCTTTTGATCCGCCACCAGGTAGGACGGTTTAACTCCAGTCTTAATCAGACCCATGTAGTTAAGCGGTTCTGGGAAATGAACGACGAGCCGTTTGACATAGGGGTGATAGGACATCACCACTGCGCTGCATTAGAGATGTTTATCAAACACGGAAAAAAGCGATTTGCGGCTCGGCCCGGTAGTTACCAGATTACCAGTCCATACGCGCACCAGTACGGATTCCCCAGCAGCATCCCTACTTGCCCGACATTCTTCATGTTCCCCAGTGAACGGAGAATCGTGGGCTTTGATGATGTTCGGGACGCTGCCTGGGCCTGGGGGGGAAAGTAATGAAGATTAGATTTATCAAACACGGCACGAATCACCGCATTATGATTCGCGCACGATCCCATGAAGACCTGTGCTTTATAGCCAAGGCGGCTCGTACCCTTGGCTACGAAGAAACCGGCCTCGTTGGTTTCATCAAGCATATACTGTTTTGGTGGAGAAAGAAGAAGTAGGCTTGCGTAAACTGTGTCACATCAGGTATTTAATGTGGCATAACCCAAGGACCCGAAACCCAAAGGTGACTTAATGGACGAAGAACTTCAAGGTGTTGACGTAGAAGAACAGCCGGCAGATTTACCGGAGGCAGTAGAGCCAACGGAAGCGTCGGAGCTGGATCTTACTGGCGTTGTAGAAGAGTCTCCCGAGACTTACCAGGGGACTATTGAGTCCGAGCCCCCAGGGTTCCTCGACAGGCTGAATAGCGCTGGCTTTGAGAACGTTGAGTCCGTAGAGGACGCCCAGACCAGGCTGCTGGATGCCTATGGCCGGGCACAGGAACTGACAGACCACCTGATAGACCAGAACGATCATCTGCAACAGCAGGCATCCCAGTCTTCTCAGTGGGCGAACTACGGCCAGCAGTGGGTCCAGTTACAGCAGGACCCCAACTACCAGGCTTACATCCAGCAACAGCAACAGCAGTATGCGCAGCAGCAGCAGCCGCCTCAGCAAGAGGCGTGGTGGTCTCCCCCGGATATAGACCAGGAAGAGATTGGCCGCTGGCGCCACGAGGTGCAGGATCCCCAGACTGGGGCCCGTTACTGGGACTGGCGCCCGGATACTCCGAGTGAGGTCCGGAATGGGGCCGAAAAATATGTCGGTTATGTTCAGAAATGGAACGAGGATCTGACTAGCCGCCCGCAGGAAGTATTGCCTAAAATCATACGAGAAGAGGCTGACCGTGTTTTTATTGAGCGTATGGGACAGCTTTACCAACAACAGCAGAAGCAGTGGGGGCAGATCCAGCAGCAGAACGCAGTTGAGCAGATTAACTCTCGCAATGCTGACTGGCTCTACCAGAATGACCCACGCACAAACCAGGTAATGATTGACGTGCAGGGCCAGCCTGTAATGACACCCGAGGGGAGTCAGGTAACACAACATGTTCAGAATCTCCGGCAGTCGGGGATGACAGATCCGAACCAGATATGGACTGTTGCCACCCAGCTTATGGCGGGAGAGATTGCCACGGGCCTTGTTGGCCAGCACTCGGCAGCAAACAAAAGAAACATGGAACACCTTCAGCGTGGCGCAGGCCACATACCCGACAGATCTGGAAGTGTTTCAACCCCGAACAACCCGAGCCCGAGATCTCAGAACCGGCACTTGAGTGCCGGAGAAAAGTTGCGCCAGCAAGCGTTGGCCGATGGTCTGTTTTAACTTTTTTACGAAGGGCTGTGAGATATGGCTTACAAGGGATTTAACCCCGTCGCGTTTGCCAGAACGTCGGCCACGACCCTAGCAAAGCACATCCGCGAAGTTGAGGAGTCGATGCTCCGCAACTACCAGTTAGGTGCCTTGTTAGAGTCTGCTGGGCGCGTCAACTACAACAACAGCGGCGAAGGCTTCGACTGGCCGGTACAATACCGGCTGCACAAAGTCGAAGGTAACACTGGAGAAACGCAGCGAAACTTCGCTCGTAGGAATCTCTGGAAGACGGCGAACCTGGAGTATCGTGGCTACCAAGTCACGGACACCATGTACTACCGTGAATTCCGGAGTAATCGTGGACCTGAAGGTATCGTGAAGGTATTCGACAACTTTGTCGAACGACTGGAAACGAGCATCGAAGAAGGTCTTGGTGGCGAGTATTTTGTCGATGGTGAAGCTACCGGCAATGAGTCGTCTTGGCACGGTCTGGAATCCATGTTTGGCACCAATGGTACAGTTACCATTTCAAGCGGTGCTCAGCGATCAGCGAATGCTGCTGACATCGTTGGATACCCCAACAGCACCTACGCTGGACTATCATGTCAGCTTGCTGCTGCCGGCGGTGAAAACGAGTCGGGACAGTATTGGCCTGATGGTATTGCGGACTCGGAGTACGATTTCTGGACTCCGTTGATCGTGAACACCACGACGTCAGCCACCAAGCTGCCTTCTGGAACGGATACCTTTGCAGGTCAGGGCGACCAGGCGATGCGCTATGCGATTATTCACTCCCAGCGCAACAGCTCCAAGAACGGTCAGATCACCAACATCATGTTGGCTCGCGACCTCTACACGGATCTGCTGAACCTGGTTGATACTAACGAGCGGATTCAGATTACCAGCGAGCATAGCCTCCGGGCCCTCGGTTTCAAGAACGTCTTGAACTTCGACGGTGTGGAAGTTAGCTGGGAAGCAGCCGTTCCGAGTGCCGTAGGATATGGCTTGAACTATGACAATATCGAGCTGAAGTCGATGGACGACTCACTGCTGCGCAGTGAAGGTCCTGAGTACGACATTCACTCGCAGTCGTTCAATGCCGTCGTGAGTACGTTGTCCAACCTGAAGTTCTCCTCACCGAGAAACTTCTTCAAGTTGGCATCCCTCGCCTCTTAGTCCCCTTTTAAGTAGAAGGACAAGAAAATGAAGTATGTTGATCCTCCTTTTGATTTGGGCGAAACGCTCAAGGGGACTGATGATGCTAGCGCGCTGATCAATAGCCATTGGCAAGGCGCTATCTTCGAGTTCCCTGATGTTGATCGCACTCCCGCGCTTCGCGGTGGCAAAAGCCGCCGCAGTGGTAATGCACTGCGGGCAGTGTGTGTCCGCAACGTCTCTGGCGGTGCGCTGACTGTGGCTGGGTTGTGCATGCAGTTTAATGTCGCCGTGGGCGATTACACTGTCAGCACACAGGCCACTGCCAACAGCGAATATCGAAAGATTTTCGGTACTACCAAGGCCGTAACGGGCGCAGTAAACCTCTGGGGTGGCATTGGCGACCCTGAGCTTACCACTACCGTTGCTGATGATGATCTTTTCTGGGTTGTCGTCCGGGGCGTGGCCCTGGCCAAGCTCAAGGGCAGCGAAACCGTTATTCCCGGTGACATCCTGATTTCCTCTGCCAGTGGTTATCTGGAAGAGAACAACTCAGGAAGTGACGGGGTTGTACTGCTGGAAGCCGTGAACGTAATTGCTCGCGCTTTACAGGAGTCTGACTCCACGAACTTTGACGGAACAGCGGCGGCAGCCGGTGAAGACGCCTTAGTTTATGTGTGCGTGAATATGTGACCATGAGTACCCGGCTGCGCAGCCAGCGAATCGGGTCTCGGGTTGCGCCGTCCGGGGATTCTTCGGGATCCCCGGCGGCGCTTTTTTGTACGTAGGATACGGATTATGCCAGGCTACAACCCTTACGGGATACCACAGAACCAGGCTGACTGGTTTAATCTTCGTCCACCCCCCCTGACCGCAGCTCAGAAGATGCACAGAAAATATGGGGGTACGGCCCCAGCCGAGAACTTCATAAGACAGCAACGGGGGGAGGGGGCAGCTCATTTAGGTAACGTCCAGCCAAGCTGGGCATTACCGCCTCGTCAAATGCCCTTCCCTCCAACCTCCCTGTTCCCCACTCCGCAGACTCCCCCCACCCGGCGGGCTCCTATTGCTCCCCAGAGGCAGGCGCCGCAACAAGGGTTTCGTCCCGCAATTAACTTGCCATCCCCTACCACGAGGGGCAGTGCACCATTCCCAAATCTTCCACCAGGTAGACTCCAGTAACTAAGGAACCAGAAAATGCCGCTAGTAATATGGCAGGACCCTGCCACGCAGCAGGAGCAGAGCCAGGAATTCCCGTACACACCGGAAGGTGAGCAGCAGGCAATGCAGTTTGCCCAGATGCTGGTTCAGGAGCGCCAGGTTAATCCCGCCTCGATACGCATTGAGGAACAGGGCCAGGGCGGTATGCCGCCCGAGGCCGGCATGGATCCAATGATGGCTGGGGCTGGGCCTCCAGCAGGTCCTGGTGGACCCCCACCCGGCGGTATGCCCCCCGGCGGACCTCCACCTGGAGGTATGCCACCCGGTATGTCACCCGGCATGCCACCCGGTATGCCGGGTGCTGGTCCTGGCGGTGGTGCTATGGCAGCAGAGGAAGCTATCCGCCAGATGCTCGCCCAGCAACAGCAGGGGGGATATTAGTATGCCAGGGATCAAGGAGCCCGTGCCTGCATGGTCGGTAGACACCCGTGCGGTAGAGCGATTTCTAGGCCGGCTTCTTCAGGAGATCGGTCTTGAGCAGAAGCGCCGTGCGCATAACTCCCAGCAGCAGAACCAATCCCTCCTGACTATGGCCCAGGGTCTTTCCGGCGCCCCGCAGCAGCAGGTTCAGCAGCAGCAGACTCAGCCTGGCCAGCCCACAACGGGCCAGCAGTTGGCGCAGGGATCCATGCGTCCCCCAGAGCCTACACCAGCACCACAGGGTCAGTACCCGACCCAGTGGAGGCGAGGTGTTGCATGAGCGAGCGCGCTTGCGAAAACTGTCACGTCACATTCCCACTGACGCAGGAATTCTGGCATCGGTCCAACTCTTCCGGTGACGGGTATCGCAAGACATGCAAGATGTGCCGGGCCGAGGACCTTGAGGGCAAGCGCAAGGATGAGATGGACGAGCGCCTCCAGAAGGTAGAAGAAGGCGGGTTTGACCTTCTCGAACAAATGGCCAAGGGTGGAAGTGAAGTTCCCCACATGGCCGAGACGTTCCAGCGTCTCATGGAAGTCTTTGGCGGGCCGGGAGGGTTTGCCCAGCACTACATGGCCACTTTTCTTAAGGGCACTCCCAGCCAGAAGAAGGATATGATGTTGGGCATGATGCGCCTGAACGTATCCATCAGTGAATCTGGTGCCGCTAACCGCAGCCTAGAAGAGATTACCGAGGAAGAACTGAACCGGGCCATCATGAAGTCCACCAAGGAAATCATGCAGGTTAGCCCCAGAACCCGTCCTTTTAGTGGGAAAAGAAATGAGCCCAAAGAAGTCAAGGAGCAGCAGATCTAGGGCGATACAGATCCCTGATCCCATAGCCGCTTTCGACGCAACGGAATACCAGAAGCAGGAGTTTCGGGCCCTTCATCGGGAGAAAATTCGCAGGGACTGCGAGTCTCTTAAACTTTACGAGCCCCTACCTTTTCAGGAATCATTCCACGCATGTCAAGCGAAAGAAGCCCTCATCCAGGCCGGGAACCAGGTTGGAAAGTCTCTGTGTGCCTTTGTGGAAGATGCGAGAGCTGCAACAGGTCAGGATCCTCACGACAAGTACCCCAAAGAGAACGGGGTGATAGTGTGTTTGGGGATGGACGAGGGGCACATTGGGAGAACAATCCACAAGTATCTCTTCAGGGCTGGGTCTTTCAAGATTATACGCGACCCGGGCACTGGACTATGGAGGGCATGGAAGCCCTGGATTAAGGCTGACTGGGAAAACAGAAAGGATGCCAAGCCGGCTCCTCCCTTGATCCCCAACAGGTTCATCAAGAGGTTTGCCTGGAAGAAGCGCGCCCAGCATGTGTTCGAGGTCTGCGAACTTCACAATGGCTGGATAATCTATGCCATGGGTAGCAAGGGTGATCCGGCGCAGGGGTTCCAGGCCGATCTCGTGCATATCGACGAAGACCTGGAAAAGCCGGAGTGGTACGACGAGATGATCGCCCGGCTCTCGATGCGTGACGGCAAGCTGCGCTGGAGCGCACTTCCCCACAGCAAGAACGACGCCCTGGTAAACCTCGTGGAGCGGGCGGCGGACGAAGCAGCCATGGATAAGCCCAGCACGATTGTGTATCGGGCTACGATCTTTGACAATCCCTTCATGCCCGAGCAGGTCAAGAAGGAGAACATCAAGCGCTGGCAGGCCAGGGGAGATGATGAGTACCGCAAGCGTGCCCTTGGCGAGATGACCACCGACAGTATCCTGATGTACCCCACCTTCTCCAAGCATATTCACTGCGCCGTAAAGTTTGAGGATCCACGAACCAGCATCCAGAAGATACTTACCGAGAATGATGGCCTGCCGCCCAAGGACTGGTGCTCCTACATGGTTGTCGATCCTGGCCACGCGGTGTGTGCAGTTACCTTCTGGACTGTTCCCCCAGAGAAGCTCGGCGACTTTCGGATATGCTACGACGAACTCTACATCCAGCAGTGCACAGCCGTAAAGTTTGCCGATGCCGTCTATATCAAGGCGAAAGAACGCTCATTCCAGTCCTTCATCATTGATGCCCACGGTGGTCGTCTGCGGGAAATCGGCTCCGGTGTCCTTCCCAGTACCCAGTACAGCAACGAGCTGGCCCAGAGGGGCGTGGCCAGCATCGAGACGGGTAGCCGTTTCAGGGCCGGAAGTGACGATGTTTCTGGCCGTGAAATGCGTCTTCGCGATTGGCTGAGGGTACGGGGAGATGGTACAACTAAGATGTTGGTCGTAGTTCAGCGGTGCCCTAACCTCTGCCGTGAGTTTACACGGTTCAAGAAGAAGGTCGTTAACGGTTACGTGCAGGACGAGGGGAACCGCAGGAGCCACTGCCATGCAATAGAAACCTGTGAGTATGCAGCCGCAAATGGACTTAAGTACGTTAAACCGAAGCCCAACTCACGAAAAAGTGGGCCTGTACAACAGATACTGGCTCAGAGGAAAATGCGTGAAGCGTCCCGTAAAGCCAAAGCCCGTGGCATGGGACCTTCTTATATTAACCTGGGACCTACAGGAGAGTGATGATGAGTATTCCGACGCAAGACCAGATCCTGAACTTTGAAATGCCGACAATTAAGGTGGGGGCCCCGGTCTCTTTCTACCCCACCGGCCAGGCAGAAGGCCAATACCCGCAACTGGCGTTTGTTGTTCGCATCTCGCGAAGCGGCAGGAACGTGATGCTTCGCAATGTTAATGGTCAGATTAACGAGGCTGTCCGGAATATAGAAGATCCGAAATTACAGTTGAACTCAGACCACCGCGAGAATGGGGCCTGGGACTTTACGGATGAAGAGAAGCGAATCCGCACAGATCGTGAAGAACTGCTGGAGCGCGTCGAGCGGCTGGAGACAGCACTCACCCCAAAGCCGCGCCCCGGTAAAAGTGACCAGTAGACCAAATCGGCAAATTTTGCCGATTTGGTTAGGAGATGACGATGCCCCAAAATGATGGTGTACATCCGGCTAATGGTATCGTCCAGGAGTGGCTCCACAAGATCAAGGACGCTGAGAAGCAGAAGCATGACAAATTCGGTAAGTATGCCGAAGAGGCCATGAAGTTCTTTGATGGCGCCCACGACTGGATGTGGAAGGGTGCTTATGCAAAGGCTCCCGGCGGTTTCTTGGATAAAGATACCCAGGGGGCATTGCCCACCTTCCGGATGACGGTCAACCGGGTGTTCGAGGCTGTGGCTCTTTTTGGGCCCGTCTTGTATCACCGCAATCCACGGATCCAGGTGACTCCCAGGATGACTCCGGATATTTCTCCGGAGGCCCTGGGGATGCAGCCGGGGGACCAGCAGGCGGCCCAGGCTTACCAGTATCTCCAGATGCAGCAAGACATGGAGAGGGAGGTTAAGCAGACGCACGCTGATCTTAAGCAACATTATCTCAACTGGCTTCAGGATGAGGCCAACAAGAAGGTCCAGTGCCGGATGGCTATCAATGAGGCCATCATTAAAGGCATGGGTTTGCTGTGGACGGAGCTTTACCGCCCGAGCGGTTCCGCCACAGCCTACCCTCGCAGCTATTATGTCTGCGTGGATGATCTTGTTCTCGATCCTGATGCCAGGTACTGGGAAGATGTTCAGTGGATTGCCAGGAAGGTCGTACATCCTACCTGGCAGGTTGAACGCGAGTACGGGCTACCGGAGGGTGAGCTTCACGGCTCCCATGAGTCTTTTCGCAGCCAGGCTACACAATACTCAGGCGGGCGCCGCAAGTCTTCTTCCGAGAAGAGGAGTGGCAAGAGCTTTGACCTGATTGAGTATTGGCAGGTGTACAGCAAGGCCGGCTTTGGAGATAGGCTCAAGTCTACTGACCGACAGAGCACGAAAAGCAAGTTCGATTTTGAGCAGTTCGGCGACTTCTGCTACCTAGCTGTCGCTGACGATGTTCCTTACCCACTGAACCTTCCCACACCTGCATTTGAGAACCTTGGGAGCGAGGAATTGTTCATGCGCTCCCAGTGGCCGATTCCGTACTGGACGGACGGCGGCTGGCCGTTTACAGCCCTTACTTTCTACGAGAAACCGGGTGAAGTGTGGCCAATAAGCCTTATTAAGCCGGCAATTGGGGAGCTGAGGTTCGTCAACTGGTGCATGAGCTTCCTGGCTGACAAGGTCGCTGCCGCAAGTACGACCTATGTTGCAATCGCCAAGGCTGCGGGTGCAGAGATTCAGGACCAGATCAAGTCCGGCCTGGGACCCTACACGCACATCGAGATTAGCGATCTCTTTGGCAAGTCCATCAAGGACGTAGTCTCATTCCTGGATGCACCCAGCTTTAATGTCGACATCTGGAACATGGTCTCCCAGGTCCTAGAGATGATTGACAAGCGGACTGGCCTGACAGAGCTGATTTACGGTCTGGGTGGCAGCACACAGATCCGTAGCGCCACGGAAGCGGATGTGCGGAACCAGAATGTATCTGTGCGCCCGGATGACATGGCCTCTCGCGTAGAGGACTGGCTCAGCGCGACTGCCCTCAAGGAGATGGAAGCAGCCGAGTGGATGCTGGATGGTGAGGCTGTTGCCCCTGTCCTCGGCAAGCTAGGTGCCCAGATATGGGACAGCCAGATTCGCCAGCAGGATTTTGAGCGCACAATCCGTGAATTTGACTACCGCATCGAGGCTGGTAGCGCACGCAAGCCGAACAAGGTCAACCGCATCCGACAGCTCAACGAGTTTGCGCAGATCGCCATGCCTGTTCTCCAGAACTTTGTGGGCCAGGGACTGATAGAACCCTATAACGCCCTTATAACTGACTGGGCCAAGGCAAATGAGCTTGATCCAGAGAAATACATGGTCACTCAGGAGGTGATTCAGAAGCAACAGCAGCAACAGATGGAGCAGCAGCAGCAGATGGAGCAGCAGTCTGCCCAGCAGCAGCAGCAGGATCCTGCGGCCCAGGCGGCCATGCAGCAGGCCCAGATCGACATGCAGATCAAGCAGATGGAGATGCAGGAGAAGCAGCTTGACATGCAGCTCAAGCAGACTGAGGCCCAGACCAAGGCCCAGGTTTCACAGCAGGAGGTTCAGTCCAAGCAGATAGGTCTTCAGGTCCAGCAGCAGGAGCACCAGCAGGAAATCCAGCAGGACTCCGAGAAACACGAGCAGGAGATCGAGCAGGCCCGCGAATCTCATCAGCTAGAGATGGATTTCATGCGCGAAAAGCTAGAGGCCGAGAAGGCTAGGAGGAATAAGGATGATTGATGCACATCTTCCGGACATCCTTAAGCGGATACTTGAGGAGTTAGGTCAGGATTCTCACGAAGAGTTCCACAGCGGGGGCCAGCGTGCTCCGGGCCGTGAACTTACGAATCGCGCTTTCCTGGCAAGCCACGGCATAAATGAGAATGCCCGCAGATCCATGAGACCCGGGGACAAGGAATTCCTGTCCGAGAAAAGCCCCCTGAAAAAGGCATTCAGCATAACCATCATCAAGATGTGAAGACAAAATAATGCCGATACGACCAACAGATGATCCCCGATGGCCGCTCAAGCCAGGCATAATGGACCCCATCCTACCGATAAGACTTGGGATAGGGGGCATTCGTTCCCTGAAGGATGCGCTGTCGTGGACCACTGCCCGCACAGATATACCTAAAATCACTCGCGGGCCTGACATCGCGCGGCAGGCTGAGTATTTCAGGGCTATGGCGGAGCGTAAGAATGCGGAGTGGGAACGTGAGCATGAGCAATGGGAGCGTAGCTCGCAGACCGCTCCTTCCCTCCCTTATGTCCCGGGCCTTGATCCTTCGGCGCTCGGCAGGAGCCCAACTCTATATACAGACCTCCCAGAGCAGGTAGGGAGGTATTACGAGGGCGTTGAGGGTGGGATTGAGACGGTTGCCAGTGAGGCCCAGAGGGCGATGAGGGACAGGAGTGACTGGCAAGAGAGCCAGATGAAGGGCTTCCCAAAATACCGCCCAGAGGACCTGGAAAGAACGATACCTGTATTTCGTGGAGCTGATACGGACAATCCGTGGGTAGCCGGGCTTTCTTATCCTGAACAAGATGCTGTGGAGGTTAATATCCCCAGCGAGTTCCTGCCAAAGCCTGGCTCTCCATATCTAACCATGCCAGAGCCAGGATCCAAGGAGGAACTTCGGCACCTTTTAGGTTACGGCATGCCGATATTCAGCCATGGGGGAGGGCCGACAAGCAGCGGCGGGCAGGGCTTTATGGATGCGTTTCACGGGAGCGAGCCGTATGTCCAGGGCACCCTTGAACACGAGCTGGGTCATCAGGCTTTTCAGCCGCGCCCAGGACAACCCGGATATGATCCCGAGTTTTCCCTTTTTGATTGGCATACCCCCGCCCTACCGCCTGGCTCCGGGGGATTGCCAGGTTATTTCGAGGGCGGCGTTGAGGGCTGGGATTACGCGACTAAACCAGCGGAACTTGACCCGCGAATTGCGGAGATAAAGAGGGTCTACTCGCGTGCGCACCCAGGAAGGTATGTGAGGACCATGGAAGATGCTCGCGAGGCGTGGGACTACTGGGGAAAGATGCAGCGCACGATGAAAGAAAAGCAACCAATGGGGGGCTGGGACTACAATCTGTGGGACCAAATGAATAAACGGCCCCGGGACCTCAATCTTATACTTCAGAGAATGCGAGAAGTCGTGAGCAACCAGCCCGGTGGGCTCGCGGACGCCCTGATTGGATAACAAATGAGCTACGAGAGATTTAAGGCAGAGTGTGAAGAACGGGGCCCCGAGTGCGTCAAGTTCTATGAGAGCTTGATTAACAAGGGCAACAACCCTGGCTTTGCTGCCATGCTGGCCCAGCAGCGCCCCTGCGGCACCAAGGGCACGGATCGTGCGTTCCTGGAGGGATCTCACCATTACATGGACAGGATGTGGCCAGAGAACCGCACAAAGCTCCTGAAAATAGCCAAGAGAGCAGGGATTTCTACAGCGGGCAAGGTTTACAAGGGTGGTATTGGCCACGCCAACGATCCCATGGCCTGGGTATCCACGAGAGGTGATGTACTTGCTGCCTGCAAGGCAAAGGGCCTGTCCTGTACTGGCTCAGTAAACTACCAGGCCCCCAAGCAGCAGCCGAAGACGAAGGCCCTGGCCGACGATATCCGAGATACCTATGTGGGCAGGATACTAGCGACAGAACCCCGAACCCGAGAGAAGGTAAAGAAGAACCCCAAGGCCATCCATGAGGTGCGCGAGAGGGTCGTAGAAAAGCACGGACGCAAGAAGAAGTAGGTGAATTATGGACTTTAGACAGCAAATGCTTACGCCCCTCCAGGCGGCATTGACCCCACTTATGCTGGCTGATGCTCCAGGCGCGGTGGCTCGGGGGATGATTTCAGGCCAGTCTCTCCCAGAGGCGTTTGGATCAGTAATGACTGACCCCACATCTGCGGAGGGCAGGGTCTACGGCGAGGATATTTCTGGAGACCCGCTATCAGGGTTCTTACTTGAGCTTCTCACGGATCCGGGGCTTTTAATGGGTCTTGGGGCGGGTGGTCTAGGGGCAACTTTACTTAGGGGTGCGGGGAAAAGGGGCCCCTGGAAGGGCATTTCCAGAAAAGCCATCTCCCCCAGGCACCGACAACAGCGTTTTGGAATGGGACGGGAGCGTGGGTCGCCAACTACGCATGATGATAGTCTGGCACTTTTACTCGAAAAACTTGTCCGTGAGGCAGAACCAGACTACCCCGGAAGGGTGCCGGGTATAGAGCCGGAATACTCGTCCCTTATTGGGGAACCGTCACGGCTATTGCCTGAAAGTAATTTAGGGATATTCAGGACGATTCGCGGGGCCAGGGACCCGCACATGACCACCAGGTTCGGGTCTACTTTTCGTGGCACTTTTCCGTCTGAGGCATCCCCCTTTGGGAGCGATCTTACACTTAACCAGCTTAGGCGTAAGGGCCGGGATATACGTAGATCTTGGTCAATACCGGAGGTCGAGGACATTATTTCAATCGCCAAGGCGGGTGACTCACCTGAGCGAAAGGAGGCCCTAGAGCTATTGAGGTCTTTGTTCGGGAATGGCTTTGGGACTGGGGGAAATTATAGTGGGATTACGTCGGCTACCGGCAGGGGGGTAAAGAATGTAGGTGAAGTCCGTAAGGTTCTTTCGCTCAGGAAGGAAATAAACACCATCCTGTATGACGAGGGATTTATAGATAAACCGATGTCAATACATCAGGCTGTCTTACAGGAGGACCCCCAGGGCAGCATTTTTTATGGCGGGGGAAGCAGGAAGGTTATACAACAGTTGTCTCCGCCGACTTTGTTTGCACACACCATAAAGGATATGGGGGGAATGTCCTCGGAGGAACTGAAACTCCTCTTAAAGAGAATGGAACGGGAGATATCGGAGGCGTCTCGCATCCGAGAGCTAGGTGGGAGTAGAGCCGGAGGTCGCCATGGATTTTAGACAGCAAATGCTTACGCCTCTCCAGGCGGCATTGACCCCACTCATGTTGGCTGATGCTCCAGGCGCGGTTATTCGGGGATTGATTTCAGGCCAATCGCTCCCGGAGGCGTTTGGGTCCGTGGCGGCTGACCCCACATCTATGGAGGGCAGGGTCTACGGCGAAGACATTACTGGAGATCCACTGAGCGGCTTTCTGATGGAACTTCTCACAGATCCAACTGTTCTTTTGGGTCTGGGTGCGGGCGGACTTGGTGCCGTGCTCGGTCGCCGATACATGAAATCCGCTGCTGGTGGGGCTCCAGGGGAGGTTATAGAGAGCATCCTGAGAAGGCGGGCTCGTGGCGAGGTTGTCCCGGATGATGCGCTGGAACTTGCCCTGGCTCGTGCCGAGGAGACAGTAAGCCGAGAGACTCCTGCAATGCTGGCGGGCGATGTCAGCCAGCCAGTGCCGGAGGACATGAAAGAAATGCACTACAGGCTTATTGATAGGCTTGTGGAGGAGGCCGAAAGGGATCCATCCCAGATGCTGTCTCCTGATGAGTTATACACTCCATCTTCGATCATTGGGGAAATGACAGAAGCTGAAGCGCAGACCCTGCGCCAGCGTCCCGCGACCCAAATAAAGAGGGCGCTGTATCCAGAGGGGGAGGGCTTTGCCAGCTCGGAATTCATATCAAAGCTCCTTGGGCCAACACAGGAAAGTCCGCTTGGGGCCGCCACAGTAGAAGCCAAGGGTTACTTACTCCCGTACCTAAAGGGCCTTGCCGAGGGTACTAAGGAAGATATTCCAATCACGGACATCCTGGAGGGATATTCCGAGAGCCTTGCCAAGTACAAGCGGCAGGTACACCGGGGAGTTGGCCGGTCAGGGGGAGAATCTGAGCTTATAAAGGATCATGACCAGTACATCTGGTATGACGTGGTTGGGGAAGATTTCTTTAAGAACTGGCGAGGCCGCCACGGTGGCCCAAGTGAGTATGTCGGCCATGAGGAGTTAGATA